AGATTTAAGTACTGTGTACTTACTTATACAAGGTAGTATAGCTGCAGCCAGTAACTGTGCTATTATAACAGCTAATGAACTGTATGGACAGGCAAACAAAATGTTAGACCGTATGGCTAAACATGATTGTGGATGTACAGGAAGTAATTATATTATAAATTATAAATAAGATGAAAGCTAAAGCAACATGTTCAGGATGTGGAGCTAATGTGGGGTGTGGGTGTAACTTAAATTCTAATGGACTATGCCCTGCTTGTGTAGCTAATCAAAAACCTGTAGTAAAATGATACCTCCTAGAACAATAATTGGTGGAGAGTGTAATGACATTCTATCACTTATAAATTCTATTAATTGTAAGATATACGAAGCTAGTCGTGTAGCTTACAATAATATTGTCTATGGATTAAATTTGTATATAGATACTAATCTTATATTGGATTTACTTACTTATAAAGAGATATTAATACGTAAGTATTCTAATCCTATTTATGATTGTCAGTTTACTCTAGATAAGATAGCTAATAGAGTAAGGTTATTAACAGCTGGTTGTACTAGCTGTATAACTAACGAAGTAGTTTATGTATTTTATACCACTACTACAACAACAACAGTTCAATTTTAAAAATATTAAGTCATGGCTTGCGAAAATTGTTATAATGGATGCCCAGACCCAACACCTGACAAGTGTGTTAAGTATACAGGGATAGATATTGAAGCACTTGATATCTCTACAGGAGACCCTTTATCTCTTGTTTTAGACAAGATGACAACTGCTATTACAGAGATGTTTAAGGGTAATGGTATAATTCCACGAGTAGAACCTGCTGATATATGTGATTTAATATGGAGTTATTTACCTTGTTGTGATCCTGTAGATCTTAATGTCTTATTAACAGCTATAGTAAAGGCTATATGTGATATAGAGGCTAGGATTAATTTTATGAGAAATGAGATAGATACTCTAAATGGTAATTATGATGTAGATTGTCTTACTGGAGTAACTGATTCTTCTGATACTCATGATGTGTTACAAGCTTCTATACTTAAACTTTGTATTGTAGCTAATGACTTAGCTGCTACAAAACTTGATTTGAGTACTAATTATGTACTTAAATCTGAGATTGATGGTTATATTCAAACCTATTTATCAGGTATTCCTGCGACCACTGACCAAAGTGGTAAGATGATTCCTTATGTAATCTATCCTTATTTTGGTGATACTACAGGTATTTTTGATATTACAGGAGCTGGTTTAGGACTATGGGCTAAGGTTTATTTATGTAATGGTGATCATGGTACACCAGATTTAAGAGGTTTAGTACTTGTAGGTGCTACTAATATGGGTACAGAAGATTATGCAGATCAAGTTAATCCAACTTACAATGCATTTAAACTTGGAGGAAGTGCATCTATACAAGGTGCTAACAGAATAGTTCTTATTCCTTTACAAATACCTTCACATAGTCATGGTGCTACTGTAACTATTAATGATCCTGGTCACACTCATAGTTATAACGAACCTGTTTTTGAATTTAAAGCAGATTTTTCTACTAATGAAAGAGTATGGAGAGGTGTAACTCAAGTTAAAAGTGTTACTCCTCAAGTAACAGGATTAAAAGGAGGTGATGGTGTTATTATAACTGATCCTCCACAGAATGTATTTGTTAGTATTGGTCCTAGTGGAGGAGGAGAAGCTCATGATAATTACCAACCTGGTGTAGGTATTAACTACATCATGTTTATACCATAATCAAAATGCCTTGGAAGTATCTAAAAGATTGTGACTGTGGGTGTGACAATGTCAACTCAGATAATGTGACCTATTATGGTCCCAATCTTCCATGTACTGGTGTTAATAAAGATGATAGTCTTAGTTTAGCTTTACAGAAGATTGATCAGGCTATATGTAATATTACAAGTATAACAACTACCAGCACAACTAGTACTATAACTACAGCTACACCTATTAATTGTTATTATTGGCAGGCTAATATAATTCAAGAAGGAATTGATGCTCCACAGATAGTGGTCATAGATACTAACTTTCCTTCTGGATATACAGTTCTTCCTTTGTATGCTGGAGTAGGAAAGTACTTTTTGTCTTTTAGTGGTCTACCATTTAATTTTATAGAAGCTAGTACAATGATTTTGACAGGAAGTCCTCCTTTCAATTATACTAAGTTCTTTGCTCAGGTAGCTGGAGCTGGTGGTACTGCCTTATATTTAGAAACAAGAGATATTCTTAGTAATGAACTTGTAGATGATATATTAGAGAACACTAGTATTTATATTAAAAATTGTTTAGTATTATCATGAATGTAGTAATAACATTAACAACAGCAGGGACAGACACTGGTCCATTTAATATCTACTCAGATGTTGATGGATACATATCTGCTTTTGAAGTTAATATAAGTAGAGCTAGTTTATTAGCTGGATTTCCTAGTAGTAATGCTCCTAATGGTACTAATATTATTAAAGTACAATCTGTTGGTATATGTAGTAATCAGATATTTATTCCTGTCCCTGGAGGAACTACAACTACATCAACAACTTTAATTACAACATCAACTACTACCACTACTGCACCTATTGCTAATCTATTAAGAGTTAATGCTACTTGTTGTGGTGATAATACAGAAAGACTGGTGAATTTACCAGCTCTTTTAGGATTTGGTGCTACAGCCACTTTCACAGGTACAGATGGAAAACCATATACATTAATAAGTTCAACAATGGTAGCTGGTACTGCTAATGTTTTTCAAAATGGTTTAGATACAGCTATTTATAGTGGTTGTGCTGAATGGCTTGCAATTTATATTGGTTGCCCTCCTTAATAATTAAATAAAATGACAGTTTTAATAACATTAACGACAGCTGGAACAGATGCAACTGTGTTTGATTTATACTCAAACTTAGATGGATATGTGACTCCTTTTGCTACAAATATACCTAAAGCTTCATTAGTTGCTGGGTATACAAGTAGTGTTGTTCCTGATTATACAGCAACAGTTAAATTACAAGCTAAAGGAGTTTGTACAAATAATGTATATATTCCTCTTACAAGAATTGTAAATACATATGGTTTATATATTGATGATACTTCCTGTGCGGGAGCTTGTGATGGTTATGATTTAATACGTAGAACAGAATTCTTTAATCTAATATAACATGATACTAAATTTTTTCAGCGCATGTACACCTTTAGATGTAGGATGTAAGTTATATTCAGATCCAGAGTTTACTATTCCTGTTCCAGATTCTTTTTATTCTAATGGGACTGATTGTTATACTCTGGTTAATGGAATTATTACTGCAAAGAATTCTTGTACAGCTGCTTGTGATCTTGCTATTTCTGATGTAACATCTACAGATCCTACCACTTTAGGTGGTACAGATGGTACTATAACTATAGTTTTTACAGGTAGTAATGGACCATTTACTTATAGTATAGCTAATGCAGTTCTAGGTAGTGATCCTTTTATAATTGGAGGAGCAGCAGTTTCTCCTTTGACTATTACAGGTCTTTCTTCTAATATAGCTTATACAATAACTATTGTTGATACTAATAACTGTTCAGCATCTGCTACAGTTACTCTTGGACAATCTGCTACTTTGTTTGAAGCAGATTGGATTCAAATAACTTATGAGTTTACTGCTGGTAGAGATTTAGATACAAGAACAAGAATAGTTTCTCCTAATATTGGTCAAGATCTACAAACTGAATATTTAGGATATTATTATTATGGTGGTTTTGATTCTGTAAATCCTCCTATTACTGCTTATGAAGCAGGAAAATTTGAAGATCCTTCAACTTATATGATATTATTTGGTGGAGATAATAGGGGTACTGGGTTTGAATCTGTCTTAGTAAATGTTAAAAGGTTTAAACAATTATTCCCTGGAGCACCTGAAATTGTTGTAGATATTAGAGGATTTTGGCATACTACAGGTGAAGTAAGTGATGTTCCTGTAAATGCAGGTATTACATTATGGAAAGATAAATCACCTATGGTAGTAGGACCTGTACATGATGGTTGTTTAGATGATGATACAAATACTTGGTGTTGGACATATGCTGATCCTTTATATACAAGAACTATAGATTCTGTTGGTACACAAGTTACATTAGAACATAGTGGTGATGGAACTTCTGGAACACGTATAGCTACTTTAAAATATAACCTTACTACTTTTGTTACAGTTTTGAATAATAAGGATACAACAACTCCTTCAGTATAGTCAGTAGGTTTATTGGTTTTCTTACTGACAGGTATTTCCCTCTAGATAAAAATAGAGGGGGGTACTATTTTTTAATTAAAGAAATTATTTTATAACTTTACGATATTTTTAGTTCCATGGCAACTTTAAGAAATTTAATTAGTGATGTTAGAAGTACTCATAAAATATTGAGTACTGATAGCTTAATAACAGATCGTGCAATAGCTTCTGAGATAAAGAGTAATACTGTTCTTTTAGTTAAAAGAGAGACAAATCTTAGAAAGTTATGGGCTACAGATACTATATTTAGTACAATTCCATGTATGGAACTAATAGAAGTACCAATAAGTGAGTGTTGTGGATATGTAGATGATTGTACTATTGCCAGAACTAAATTAAAACTTCCAAAAATAACAGAAGGTTCCTATCAATATATTATACAAGGAGTATATTCAATTAATGTTTTAGGTGGTCATGGTACTAAACTGAAAGAGATTTCAGTAAACAGATACCTTAATCTCCTAAAACTTCCTGTTATTAAGAAAGAGACATATTACTGGATAAGTAATGATTATCTATATGTTACTAATCCTGATATAAAAGCAGTCAGAATGGTTGCTATGTTTGAGGAGGATATACCAAATGACTTAATGTATCCAGAGTGCTGTTGTGGTGTGTTTGTGAGTAATGAAGACTATTGTATGAATCCTCTGGACAAGGAATATGATTTACCTGGTTATTTGAGAAAACAGGTAATGGATTTAACTAGTCAAAGATTATTACAGACATATTTCAGTATTAAAACAGACTTGACTCAGGATAATTTAGATGGTCAGGCACCTAATGCACCTAATGGTAAATAATATGACAAGGGTAAAAGTGGAGTGGAGAAGTGCAAGTAAGAGTAATTATGAGTTGTTTAAGAAAAAACATCCTAGTATAGAACTTACTTACAATGAGTGGAAGAAAATCATATACACTTATAATGAGATGTATAAGATACATCTACTTGAGACTGGGGATAAAGCTAAGTTTCCATATGGATTTGGAGAATTTGCTGTAGGTAAAAAGAAAAGAAAGAAAATAATAACACATAATGGGGAAGAGAGAATCAATCTTCCTATAGACTGGAAGAAGACTAAAGAGAAAGGAAAAGTTATTTATAATTTTAATTACCATACAGAAGGATTTTACTTTGGTTGGCAATGGTTTAGAGATGCAGCCACATTCAAACATTCTACTCTATGGCACTTTAAGCCTTATAGACTTACTTCCAGATTAATAACAACATATGTGAACAGTGATGATAAGTATCAACACATTTATAAACAATGGAATCTATAATAAATCATGTCTTATTACTATAAATATAATTTCGCTAGTCCAGAACCCATCTTTGCAATCATAAAGGAAGAGCTTAAGAGCTATTTCGATACTGGTGCAGTAGATGATTTACTATTTCCTACCTACTTAGACAAATGTCTTAAGAAGCTTGGAAGAACTACGTATACAATCGTACCTGTTATTCTGGATGTTTGTAATTTTGAGGCTAGACTTCCTGATAACTTTCATGCTGTCAGAGAAGCTTGGTTATGTACTGATATACCTTTAAGCCCATATCAAAATGCTAACTCTTTCTATTCACAAACAGCTTCAGCTACTACTATACAAGTAGGACCTACTACAACTGATCAAGTTGGAGGATGTGGTAATGATTGTCAGAATGTTGATTGTAATGGACATTGTATGCCTAATTTAGTTCAGGTTGTATATAAAACAAATAATGCTGTAGCACGTAGTTTAAAGAAAGAATATCTTCTTAAACCTGGGAATATATCTGCCTCACAACAGTGCTCTCTGGAATGTATGAATGCAAATGCTTCTGCTTTAGATAGCTTTGACATTAGGGATAATAAGTTTATTGTAACCTTTAGACAGGGTGTTGTAATGTTACTTATGTATGCTACTGAATATGATGAAGTAGGTAGTCAGATGGTACCAGATAACTACCGTATTAGAGAGTATGTAGAAGCTTTCATTAAGTATAAAGTATTTGAGACTCTAACTAATCAAGTTAATGATGAGACTTTCCCTCAGCTACAACAAAAACTAGTTTATTATAAACAGCTTTGTGATGAAGCTTATATAATGGCAGATATAGAAATTAAGAAACAAGATGTTTATGCTAAGCAAAGACGTATTATTAAGGATAAAAATAGATTAAATATGTATGAGATTAGAAATAGAAGAGGTGGAGATCGGAATTTTAATGGTTAATCTAGAAATAGTTAATAGTTATGGCAGATGAATTAGATAAAATCAGAAAAATCCTTGGAGGAGATAAATCTGATATTAATATGGAGGCTAATAAGGCTATGCAGGGACTTAATATGGATCAAACTCCTAATCAAGTTTCACCTGGTACTCTTACTTTTGCCTTAAATGCAGCTCTTGAAAATTATGATGCCAATAGTATAAACTACCAGAATGAACCTGGTAATGAATTTTGTCTTGTATTTCCAAAGAATTATGTAGTTATAGGGAGACACTTTATACAGGAGAGATATAAACATATCTTTATGTTAGCTAATCCTATTATAGGGGGAAGTGAGATAGGTTATATGGATAATAATGATTGTCAATATAAGACTCTTATTAATGATGTCTGTCTCAATTTTGATGTTAATAGACCTATTCCTAAGATAGAACATAGAACTACTAACTGTAGTACAGAGATATATTGGCCTGATAATAATGCAAGAAGATATCTAGATATAGATAACATTCCTTATAAGCTTAAACCTAATAGTGACTTATGTAGTCCTGAATATACTACAGATCTAGATTGTAATCAACTTAATATACAACCAGATTTAGCAATACCTCAGGTTAAAGTTACTGATGTTATTAGTGGAGGAAGTCTTACTGCAGGTACTTTACAGTTTGCTTTACAATATAGTGATGCTTTAGGTAATCCATATACATCATATTTCTCAGTTACAAATCCTACTCCTGTAGCAGACCCTAATTTAGTAACAGTTAATTTCAATTATCCTGTAGGTAAATCTATAGTCGTTTCTATTAGAAATATTGAAATGTCTGGTAAATTCAGATATTTCAACCTAGCTGTAATTAAAACAGTTAATGATATTACCTCTGTAGAACTTGTTGGTACCTATCAGATTGATGGACCTAGTAAAGAAATAACTTATTCTGGACAGAAAGTAGACAATATAAGATTAACTATTAATGATATTTTTGAGAAGTTCCCTATCTATGATGTTGCTGATGATATTACTTCAGTAGCTGGTGTCCTTGTTTGGAAAGGACTTACTTCTCAAGAGAGATTAAGTTATCAGTCTATAGCTTCTAAAATAACTTTACAATGGGAAACATGGAGAATACCACCTGGTGAAAACTATGCTAATGAGTTTAATGCTACTCATCTCAGAGGGTATATGAGAGATGAGATATATCCACTTGAATTTGTACCTGTTTTTAGAAGTGGAAGACAAGGTGATGGATTCCATATTCCAGGGAGGAAGATTTCAGATGTTGAAAAGACATTACCACTTATATATCCATCTAATCCTGATTATATAGAGGATGAAGATGCTGGTCCAGTTCCATATTGGAAGATATATAATACAGCTACTAATATAGGTAAGTCTCCTGGTTACTCTGCAGAAGAAGATTATAAAGGTCCATATGAATATGGAGAGTTTGCTTATTGGGAATCAGATGTTGAATATCCTTGTGATGAAGAGTTGTGGGGAGAATTAGCAGGACAGAAGATTAGACACCATAAGTTTCCAGATGTACTTGTAAGTCCTATATTTGAAGGTAGAGTATTTGGTGGTATAACTACAATGACCAGTGGTAACACAGCTATTTTTCCTATAGGATTTAAGATTAACTTAGAGCAAATAAAATTTTTAATTGAATCTTCTAATCTTACACGAGCACAGAAAGATGATATAGTGGGGTTTAAAATAGTAAGAGGTAACAGAGGAACAAACAAATCAGTTATAGCCAAAGGAATCCTTCGTAATGTGAACTCTTATACAAGAGAAGAACAAACCTTTTACTATCCCAACTATCCTTATAATGATTTAAATGAGGATCCTTTTCTAAATATCACCAACAATGCTTACAGTCAACAATGTCAATCATACACAGTAACTATAAATAAGTTGAATGTACCAGCTATGAATGGAGAAGTAGCTTATACCCAAATCAGATATATAGATTGTAATACAACTTCAGTTGATGGAGTAACTACAGCTGTTATAGGTTATACTGCTTATGATGTTTATGAGGTATATACAGGAGGTAGTACCTTTGAAAGTTGTTCAGGTTGGACAGTAACATATGATGATCATATATATGGAATAAAAACAGCAAATATACCTGGTTTTAGCTGGGGTAGTTCTGAACATACACTTTTACGTGTAGTCCCTGGAACAAAACCATATTGTTCTGCTTTTTGTAGTGGACCTGGTTTTTATTGTAATAGAGAAATTGTTCATAGACCTGAGTTAGATGTTAGTAAAGATGCTACTGATGCCTGTTCTAAAGATGTTCCATTACCAGCTGTAAAAGATGAATTACGTCATAGACTAATATTCAATTCTCCTGAAACATCCTTTGGACAACCATTCTTAGGTGATGTACTTAAACTGGAATCAGTTATATATGGTAGAGGAGATGCTCACTTTGTTGAGGTAAAAGAGAATGCTAAGTATAGATTATTAACTGAGGAAGCTCAAAGAGATGCTTTGAATAGTGCACAGAAAGTTGGTAACATAACTAATCCAAACAATGGAGCTGCTATGTTTACCATATACCAGGCTTATCTAACTATATTTATCAATGGTATTACTAAGAGAAACTTTGCTATGTCCTTTAATTCTATAGCAAGCTATGACTATACACAGCCTGTTCCTAATAATCAGGGAATAAAACAAAGAAGAATTGACTTGAAGAGATATCTTATTCCTGTTATACAGAATGTAGGTGAACAGGATGTTGATATTAATAACTATGAAAGAGAAACATCTGTTTATTTGAGAACAGACTTAGATGTTCCAGCTCTTCCTTTCCCTAGTAATAGTTCTATAATGAAGAATAACATAGGAATTGAAGAAGTGTCAAGATTTACTATTGGAGATTCAGGACTATGTGCTACACCTGCAAAGAAACAACCTATAAGAGTAGTAAGCTATTATGCTTCTATGAAGAATATTTTTAGAGGACAATGGGGACAAATATACTCTTATGAATCAATTGATACAGGATTTCAAAGAAACTTTGCTATAGATGAAGGTCCTTACCATACTATATTTGGAGGAGATACATTTATAACCAGATTTGCATTTAAGACTAAAGTACCTTTCTTTATTGATAATAGAGTAGGAGCTCCTGATGAGAGTGATATATTCTATGATGAGATTGGTAATATAGCTTATCCTAGGTATTGGCATTCTGCCAGATCTATTACCAAAGACTTCACTACTGATGGTAATCTTGGTACATTATCAAACATTATATCATATAAGGCTCATAACTTTGATTGCCCTAATAGTCAGCTCCCTGGACCAGATAGTAATCCTCCAGTACCTGCAGAGAATAATCCTAATAGAACCTACTATGATGGTTACTTCTATTTGTTTGCATATGGAGTTCCAAACTTCTATGTTGAAACTAGTTATAATGTAGACTTGAGACAAGCTTTCAATGATAAAGAAGGTGAGTTCTGGCCACACGTTAGTACAGGTATTCCTGATGAATGGGTACAAGAGAAAAATGTTTCTATTCTAAATGATAATACTTATAACTACAATGTAACCTATTCAAAACAGAATAGGGAAAACTTATTTACACATCTACCTCCTGATTGGAAAAGTAAGAGATGTTATACTGAATATCCATTCAGAGCTATATACTCTGATATGACTACAGCTAATGCTGATAATAGAGTAAATAACTGGTTGACATATAGAGCATCTAACTACTTTGATTTTCCTCAAAACCATGGTACTCTGGTTAGTATAGATGGTATTGAGAATAGACAGTTATTAGCTAGATTTGAGAATAAGTCTTTATTGTATAATGCTTTATATACTACTCAAACAAACACTAGAGGTCAGGTTTACTTAGGACAAGGATTATTTTCTGATACTACACCTCCTTTAGACTTTGCAGAAACAGATTTGGGTTATGTAGGTAGTCAACATAAATTTCTATTGAAGATACCATATGGACAAATAAGCATTGATGCTAAGAGAGGACAAGTATTCTTATTAAGTGGTAATCAAGCTAAAGATTTATCTGGTCCTGGAGGAGGATTAAATAGATTCTTTACAGACCATTTACCTTTTGATATACTTAAATTCTTCCCACCTAAAGAAAATATAGACCCTATTACTCATGAGAAGACAGTAATACCTGGAGTCAATATTGATAACAACTTTAAGGATTTAGGATTACATGGAGTATATGATAGTAAATATGACAGAATGATTATTACTAAACTGGATTATGTTCCTTTAAGAGAAGATATTAAGTATGATCCAGTGACAAAAGAATTTTACATAGAGGAAGAAATACCTACTACTACTACAACTAGTACTAGTATTGCACCTACCACTACTACAACTACTACTACAGTAGTTCCTATATGTACTAGTTTAGTGAATCCTCCTATAAATGGTTCATTTACTTTAGGATCACTTACTCCTGTAGTAACAAGTACAGGTTGTGTAACAAATTATGATCTTGGTACTAATGAGGTATTATATTGTAATGATTCAATATCTTTAACAGGAAACTTATTGGTGTTAGGTGATGATGTTTCTTGTATTCCTTCTAATTTTACTTATACTATAAACTTTGGAACACCTATAAATAATTTAACTTTAGCATTTTTTGGAACTAATTTAGAAGAACTTATTACTATTACTACAGATGTTGGTGTACCAACTATAACTAGCTATCCTTCTAATTGTAATATTACAGTAAATGGGAATGTTATTAGTGGTACTATACCTGCAGGACAAGGAGGTGAGATAGCTGGTTATTTTAAAATATCAAATATTACTCCTTTTAGTTCTATTACATTAACAGGTAATGGAGGTTCATATGGATCAACTTTAAGAATTTGTACTAACCATGACTAAGATAAGAAAAATAGTATCTCTTAATGATCCAAAGTATTTCTGTAATAGATCTTGGACACTATCCTATAGTTTTATAACTAATAGCTGGATATCTTTTCATAGCTATTTACCTAATTTCTATGTTGGAGAGAATAACTTTTTCTATTCAGGTATAAAATCTTGTTGTGATCCTGATATTGAGTTTGCTTTTTTTGCAGGAGAGTTAGTACCTAATCCTTCTACAACAACTACAACCTCATCATTACGTCCATTAACAACTACTTCAACTACTACTGCTATACCATTAGACTGTGTACTTACTGGTGTGGTTAATGTGACTACTTGTGATTTAGCTGGTACAGGTGTAATTACTGTACCTCCTGTTCCACCACCTTGTTTAAGACCTTTAAGAATGACTAGTGATAATTTTGTAAGAGGTTATGTAATAGTAGGACCTATTAATACTTATATTTCAAGTACAGCTTCTAAAACAGCTGCATGTAATGCAATTACTTATATCAATAATAATTCTGATTGGGCAGTGGAAACTGTTGGAGTTGAGTTGGTTTCTATTCAAAAAGGAGCTAAAGTTTATGTGGGTATAGGAAATACAGATTGTACTGTTTTAGCAGATGGATGGTATTTCACTGAGTTTAGTTTTTATAGTGGAGATGTGTTTCAAATAATTAATGGTGTTATAGTTTCAATTGAGAACTGTAATCCTACTACAACTACATCTACAACTACAATAGCTCCTGCTGTACAAACATTTAAAATTAGAGTTACAGGTACACCAGATATGAAAATAACCAGTGTTATACCAAACTTCTATACTATGAATCCTGGTAATACTTTCCCTGTTTTAGCAGGAGAACAAAAAACAGGTGTAGTTAATAGTGGTGGGGTTACAGTAACAATAGGGTATGATTGTTTATCTAAGATTCCTCAGATAATGTTTATAAGAAATAATATAGTTGTAGGTAATGCTGGTGGTATTCCTATTGGAACTGGACAATTCTTTGCTTATAATATATCATGGACTGCGGGAGATATTATAGAAATCCGTTTATTATAAATAAAATGTCAAAAGTAATAACCATAAAGCTAATTA